CTTCACAAATACCCTTGTCCGACACCAATCCATCAGGAGACGCGCCAGACATTGCAATCGTTGGGTGATCAACAAATCCTACCGCCTCAACCAAGACATTAGTGGCATTCTCGTAAGCCGAGATAGCGAGGGCTTCATTGGCTACCCCCCATTCGATTGCACTATTTGTAAAAGACTCTGCTTTTTGTCCTGTCAAGCGTTCACAGATCAATTGCGCCATGTAGTTATCCCGACTAGCGGAGTAGCCTGATTTGGTCTTGGCGATCACATCTGCCACCCGACTAGCGGTTACTTTGCCCAGACGGGCTGTGAACCATTCTTCAGATTTTTGTTCCATTTTTATCCTTTGTAATTGAGTGTCTTTCTTTAAGCATTGCAAATGCTAGTGCATACGAGCAACCCGCATACTCATCAAACTCCATATCCGTTTCATCTAATGACACTAAGGCTTGCATAGCCTGTGCCGCAAAATAATCCATCAACGTCATGCTTGTTAAGTCTGTATTTGGAAATGCGAGGGGATTGACTTTTGGGTCATATTCATTCATTTAAGTTTCCTTTTCATCAAGTCTTTAGCACTAGTTACCGCCTCTAACCATTCCTTGTCTGTACCCGCAGACTTATAAGCCTCTTTAAAGCGCGTCTGGAGTTCCTCTAGCGTGGTGGACTCGCTAATAGAGGTGATGTGGTCTTGCATCTGGTTGTGATTGGCCTTGGTTTCCTTAACCGCAGGCTTTCTGGATGCTAGGTTGCCATCATCATCTTCTGGGGCAATACCGCAAGCTGCCATCAATGAGTACCTACGGGCATAGGTCAAAGCCGAGGCATAACCTTGAGGGTCGTGTTTAACAGCAGGGAAGTGGACTATTCCGCATTCCAACATCTCTCCAGATTCGTGGACAAACACAGTCTCCACCATAACCCCGTCAGCGCAGTCATAGTTCTTTTGAAGAAGATATATGCCATTGGTGTTTAACGAGTCCACAACCGCCTCAACGCAAGCAGATAGGTCAGCGTAGCGTGAACGGAAATGGGGGTTTGTAGAGGTCTTTAAGGCAGGCCCAAACGCCTTTTGTGCCTTGACCAAAGCAGTAGCAATGTTTTTCATGTTAATTTCCTGTGATAAGAAGGGCAAAGATAAGACCACAGACAAAGCCAGATAACCAAAACAATACTTTGTCAACAAGTGTGGGTGCGGGGGTGTACGGGCCATCTATGCCGTGTTCTGTGTATTTACTGAGTTTCATGCGAGTTCCTTTTTAAGTTCGTAGTTAGCAATCATTGAATCAAGTTTGTCGTTATAGGCTTCTTCTTTGCAAGCCTTGATGTATTGGCGCTCAAAGTCTTGGATAACTGAATCGCGCAACATCTCGGTGACTAACTGCCCACCTATGTATGCAAAGTGCAAACTGTCGGTGTATGAATCAAAGAAGCAATCCACTTCTGTAAAGTCGCAAGTGCAAGTCATGCGGTCGAAGTCTGTGTGTTCGTCTGCGTAATCTTTAATCATGCTGGCACTCCCATCTTTGCAAACTCAGTAACAGTTACAAACCTAATCAAACCGCGTTCATAACGGCTGGCATAACGCGCATTATTTATAAACGCGCTGGCTTGTTTAAATGTGCAAGGGATAGTCAATGCTGACCATGTGTTGTCATAGTCACTATGGGCAATGACTAACCATTCTTTTTTCCAAGAGTTGCTTTTCATGCTGTCACCTCTTTGGTAGACAAACTATTTTTAGCATCTTCACGGCTGTTGTAAACAGCGCTGATTGGCGTGTTCTTTGAACCTCTAACAACAACCCAACCGCCTTGGGTGTTAATGATGCGGACAAGCCATTCGCTTGCGCTTGCTTTGCGAGGCTTTTTGTTTCTGTGCAGAATTTCTGGACTACTTTTCATACTTACTTTCTTAAAAGACCCTTGCGAAATTGCTAGGGCATGGTTGATATTATAAGCGGGATTATATAGTTGTCAATACTATTTTGTAGGGACTTACCCTAGTCTGTTTTTTTCCAATAGCCATAGACACAGCGACCAGTAGAGCGTTGTGGATTCCAAGTGTCATTGACAACACCATCAATAACAGATGTGTAATGTTTGCTAACAGACACAACCAATCGACCCATTGGTAATTCGCCATCTACTAAATGTACTTTGCATCCTGTGCCGATACCCATTGTGGGTGTCCATACAAAGCCAATAGAAGCCATGTAATCCTTGAACCATTTGCGACCTACTGTGATGCCTTGGTTGGCTGTTGAAGGGCGCTTACCGCGTTTGCCTGCTGGTTGGTTGCCTGTGCCTTTTGCCAGAGCGTTGTAGACCTCTGTATAGGGCAAGCCAGATGCTATTGCTATGGCTCTTGCTACGCAATCACCAGCCTTGCCTTTAAAGCCAGCCTCTGCGCGACCACCATCATTTAAAACAAATTCCATAATCATTCCTTTAAAAGACCCCATACAATTTGTTAGGGCATAAAATAATTATAAGCCAACTTATACCAATGTCAAGTATTATTTTGTAGGTGTTTTCCCTAATACATTAAATAAACATAAGGGTTTATCCCTATATACTTATTATAAGTATTCTTATATAATGGTTGTATGGACAAACAAAAGTTTATTGCACTTGCAGGCTCACAGCGTGATCTTGCCACCATTCTTGGTATTAGCCAAGCTGCTGTAAGCCAATGGAAGACAGTTCCCAAGGCAAGGATGTGGCAGTTGTTAGTTCTTAAACCTGAGTGGTTTAAATAAAAATAAAAGTATGTATAATCCAAAGCATCAACGGATTGGTAACCCGTTGAAGTCCAGTACAACGAAATCCGCAGAACCCATTGGTGAGCGGGCTTTGTCAAAGCTAAAGGTGCGTGGTACTGCACCCCTTTATGCGGCAACCAAGCCTAAAGCTCGTTCAACCAATGGGTTTTTTGCTTTCTGCTTTACCCGTCAGGGCGCGTTAGCAAATAGTCTGCATGGACTGAACCCAAGAAACACCGCACTCATTTCACCCGTGAGAAAAAAGCGACCAGCGTTGATTGAGCGACTGGTAAAGCAGATGGGACATGGTGAGACAACCCATTTGTATAAGCGAATCAATCCGTCACGCGCACTTGGGGCTTTACATCAATTAAGTCTGGAGAAGGTTAATAGATTGAACTCTATTCACCCTTGGAGAACCTATGTCTAAAAGGAAATGCAATGTTTGAAGATTTCTGGAAGGCATGGCCTAGCAATGTAAGAAAGGGCGGTAAAGCCCAATGCAGAGCCAAGTGGGACAAACTAAAACTTGACCTACAAGCAGATCAAATAATAAAACACACCGAATGGATGAAGACCACCGACCAATGGAAAAAGAACGATGGGGCGTTTATCCCTGCGCCTTTGGTCTACATCAACCAAATGCGGTGGGACGGGGCTGAAGTGCCTGAGATGGTGCTAAATGTCAATGTGAACTTTAAAGACCCTGCCTTAGTAAAGATTGAGGAAGACACAAAAAATGTCGCGCCTATGCCCTTATTTGTAAAAAATTACATCAATAGGTTGACCAGAAAATGAAATTTATTGAATTATTTGCTGGAATAGGGGGTTTTCGTTTGGGACTTGAAAAGGCTGGTCACGAATGTGTATGGGCTAATGAATTTTTAGAAAAACCAAGGAGTATTTATGAGCATAACTTCAAGCACAAGCCAGATGGAAGAGACATTAGAACCATTCAGCCTGATGAAATCCCCGATGCCGATTTACTCTGTGGAGGATTTCCGTGTGCAACTTTTTCTGTTGCTGGAAGAAGAACAGGGTTTGGAACAGAAGATACACGAGGCACACTCTTTTTTGAAATCTGCCGAATCCTCAGTAGTAAAAGAATCCCATATGTATTCCTTGAAAATGTTAAGGGACTCCTCAACCATGACGGAGGAAGAACCTTTGGAGTTATCCTCGCAAGTCTGGATGAACTGGGGTATAACATCCAATGGGAATGTCTTAACAGCAAGAATTTCGGAGTCCCACAGAATAGGGAACGAGTATTTATTGTCGGAAATCTTAGAGGAAAGCCCAGACCAAAAGTATTTCCTATCGGAAGGTGCTTTGGAAAGGATGACCAACAGAGCGAACAAGCACAAGGAGAAGGGGAACGGGTTCGGACAAGTTATTTACCAACGCTTGACGGACACTATTACAAAGGCGGGGGAACAAGAGCAGTCATTGACGAAGGAGTCTCCTCAGATGGACATGTTCGGGCAACTCATTGGAGAAGAACCCACTTCAGAGATGTAAAGGGTGATTACACGCCTACATTGACCGCGAACATGGGAACTGGTGGTAACAACGTCCCATACATTGTTAAAGCTGTACTAACGCCTGATCGAACAGAAAAGCGCCAAAACGGTAGGCGCATCAAAGAACACAACGAACCATCTTTTACCGTAACCGCGCAAGACAGACACGGTGTATTGGTGGGAACTACTTTGAGAAAGTTAACCCCACTTGAATGTGAGAGGTTGCAATCCATTCCTGATAACTGGACGAAGTGGTATGCAGATGGTTCTTTAGTTGGTGACGCACAACGCTACGAAAGATGTGGACGCGCTGTCACCGTCAATGTTATATATGAAATTGCAAAAAGGTTGCCATTATGAAATCGTGGACATTTGAAACTCAAGAAATAGCAAACACATTTGATAACCATGTCAGGGAACAGTTGCCTTGGTATGACATGGTTACTGAATCGGTTGCTTATATTATTAAAAATTACCTATCTGAAAACGATACGGTTGTTGATATTGGCGCGTCTACTGGAAACATGATTGAAAAGATTCTTCCTTTGGTGGAGGAGCGTTCTTGTTATATAACCGCTATAGAAAAAAGCGAATCAATGTTTGAGAAATTAAAAAACAAATATGCTAATGAATCTTGCATCGAGCTTGTTGATTCTGATGTTATGGATATTGAATTACCAAAAGCAAAGGTATATATATTGTTTTTAACTTTAATGTTTATTCCAGTTCAACAACGAGAAAAACTAATGCAAACGATTAGAAGCAAATGCGAAGAAGGTGGAGTAATTATTATTGTTGATAAAGTTTGTGACCATCGTGGATATTTTTCAACAGTTCTTAAAAGATTGACCATGCACTTTAAATTGTTGCAAGGCGCTAAACCAGAAGATGTATTGACAAAAGAAATGTCGCTTGCTGGCATACAAATTCCTGTTGATATTTCTTTGCTTGATGATGCAAAAGAGTTTTTTAGAATGGGTGAGTTTGCTGGATGGGTGATTGAACTATGACAAAGACGGAAGCCCATGCCATCCTCGACCGCATTAAAAGAAAAGATAGACACCCCGTGTCCTTGGCTGAAACAAATCAAGCCTTGGAACGGACAGGGGATTTATGTCGAGCATCTGGCGAATCACTATGCGCTCATGGCTATGAACCCAGCCACGATAGACCACGCCAGACATATGAGCAAACTGCTAATGTTGGATTTTCCTACTCTGCCTACCTTGATTGTCCAACGATTGAAAGAACTGCGTGAGCCTAATCGTAACTTTTGAGGTCGAAGGTGACCCAGTACCCAAAGGCAGACCAAGGTTTGCCCGTAGGGGGCAATTCGTGCAGACATACACCGATGCCAAGACAATTGACTACGAAACCCATGTGGCAATGAAAGCCAGACAAGCAATAGGCGCATCAGAGCCATTAAAAGGGGCTTTAACTGTGTTTTTATACCTCCGTTATGGTGTACCTACTTCCTACTCCAAAAAGCGCAAGGAAGCCTGTTTACTAGGCGTTGAATATCCCAAAAAAGTAGATTTAGATAATGTTTACAAAAGTATTACCGATGCCATGCAGGGCATTGTG